TCAACTTCACTCGATTCATGTGCTCCCTGCCCAGCAGGAGAGTCATTGAGGTGGTCGCTGACCCAAGCCGCATCTATCATTCGCGAACAGTTTAGACTGTCGAGTGATATGAGTCCCCTTAGAGGGGCATGTGCCGGGTACAGTATGGTGTGGGAGAGCTTCAAAGCGTCAGCTCTCGATGAGATTAAAATTAGATTAAGTAAAAAAAGGGAAAAACATGAGACAATATAAGAAATTGGAAGCAACCTTTAAAGGCACCAAAACCCTTTTTGACTCCATATGCTCATCGTGTGATGTGAAGCCTAAGGAGAGAGCGAAGACAGCGTGGCAGAAGAAGGTTGGCGAGCCCGGGTTCGAGGGCATCGCCACTTGGAAAATTGATCTTCTTCGGCAACGTGTTCGTGTCTTGGTGGAGGGGTGGGGTGGCCGGTTGCGAGGGAGTAAGGAGGAGTTCTCGGAGCCTGCGAGTCTCATGAAAAAAAGAAAAAAAATGGGGTACGTTGCGGATCAGCAGGGATGTCTTGAAGTGCCGAAAAGTGAGGGTGGGACGCTGGCTGCGGATGATAGATCCGGGGAAGTAAATGTCGTGAGGGTTGGAGCTGCGAAGACGAAGGGCAAATGGCGGGTTGTTACCATGCAATCTGCTTACGTCAAGCGCGTTCTCCGGCCTGCCCATGAGGCATTGTACGACCATCTATCATCTTTTGGCTGGATTGTCCGTGGCGAGGTAACTTCCTCTCACTTTAAGGACGCAGTTCGAGCATTAGAGGAGGGAGAAGATATAATTAGCGGAGACTACGAGTCCGCTACTGACAATATATATCTTCCTATTGTCCAAATGATCGTTGACGAGGTTGCGAGGGCCGCGGAGGGAGATTTGACCGAAGAGGAAAGAAGAGTTTTGATAGGTTCGTTCACGGATTTAAAGTGGAGGTCTAAGAGTGGCAAGCTTCATAGGATTTTGAGAGGGAGCATGATGGGTAACCTCATGTCGTTCCCTGTTCTATGCATTTTAAATAAAGCTTGTTTTGACCTTACCTCTGATTATTTCCATGACCCATGCGAGGGGAGGGAGCGTTTTGGGAGGTTTAACGGTGATGATTGCTTGTTCACGGGTAACAAAGAATTTTTCTCGAAGTGGAGAGAAGTAACGTCCTGGTTTGGCTTAGTTGTCAACGTTTCAAAGACAGGTACTTCTCGTCGATACGGAGAGTTGAATTCTAATTGCTTTGATTATTATCAGAACCGCATTATCGCAAAACCGACCTTGGGCTTCCTTCGCAAGACATCCGAACCTGGAGAGATTTTAACTTCAGTACTCGACGGAATAAGATCCTTCCGACCAGAAGTTCAACAGAGGATCGTTCACGTTGTGATGAGATACGAGATTTCCGTTAAAGGAATTCAATGTAATAGTATCCCTGCCTATATAGGCGTGAATCGCGAGCCATGGTTGAAAAACTTGCTTCGGAAGAAATGGTTTAGGAGGGCATTAGAGGTGGGACCTGTCCCGATCATAGATCAAAAGACGACCCGTTATAATAAAAAGGAAAAAAAATTTGAGAAACTCAGCACGGCTGAAAAAAGAATTGTACCGGTCCGACAGGGACCTTTACCTCGAGAGAGGGATTACGAGTTGGTCGAAGAGCTCACAGCCCAGCTTTCTGAAATGAATCAAGAATTCTGGAAGGGCCGTAGAGTTAGACCTTTCGAGTATAAAATCTCTCGCAAACACTGTTACGACCGGTACAACAAAAAAAATAGAATTAAGAGAAGGAAAATGGAGATTTGAGAGAGGCAAGCATGTTTGGCTTTGGCCTGCTGAGCTTTTAGAATTTTGGGAGTTTAATTGCAGCTTCCGTCCCCCTCATAGGCCTGGTTCTACACTGATAAGTAGAGAGTGCCGCCGAGAATCTTTGGAACCGCTGTATCATCCCTTTATTTCTTGGAAGCAGGACATGGTCTTTAAACCAACGCCTCTCGACCCCTCCTCATTTTCAATTCCTCCCTCTCTTATTCCCCAAAAAAAAAGAACAATTCCTCTCTCTTTACTTCGGTCCCCCGCCCCCCATAATCTCGCGTTCTTTCCGGGAGAAATTTCTTTCTCATTATTCGGATATGTACGACAAGAAAACGCGTGGCGGTCCATATGCGAAACCACTTTGGTGATTTTTTTCAGTGGCAGATAATGGGGAGACTTCGGTCGAGCATGAGAAACCCATGGAGCACACTAAGAAGGGAGTTGTGTCTTGTCGGATGATTGATGGATCGGTTGTAGCGG